CCATTATTTGTCGCGTTCTGAACTAGCAATTGAACTGATGTAAACTTATCCATCTGCTCCAATGTCAGCCCTGGCTTCGCCAGTGTCGCGATATACTCACCCGAGATGTTCAGCCGCGTCCATTTGTTCAACAGCCAGTCGAACACCAGCACACGATCGAAGTAATTCGGCGTCCCCTTGATGGACTTGTAGGCAAAATACACCCGTGTCGCCTTCGGAGCCGACGCCCCGATGATCAACTGCAGACTGGCCGCGTCCACATCATTGAAAAAGCTGATATTGACCTTGTCTTTTCCAATGTCGACCGGCTGATCTGCCGTCCCCACGATCATCTTGAACCCGGCAGCACCGAGATAGAACACCCTGTTGCCGACGTTCACGATCGAATATTTGGCAAACAATGCCTCCTGCGTCGATAGCCGGTAAAACTGGAAAATAGCCGGATTGCCCGCCGCATAGGTCATGGTCCGGATCGACTGCTCCTGGAAGATCAGCCCATAGGCATCGCCACCACTCGATGCCAGACAAATGCCGCCGTCCGGGAAGTCCTGGAAGTCGCTCAAGCCAATACCAGCACTCCAGATCTCCGGTGCATCGAGATCGCTCCATTGCGCCCGTTGCGGGTTCAATTGCAACGCCGTCAAGACGACGAAAAACCCGATGATGGAGATCGCACCAGCAGCTGGAGGATTGCCGCCGAGGTCGACAAAATTACCTGCACTGCCCAATATGAACTTCTGCGGCACCGTGTTCTGCTGAACCGCTATAACAAGGTTGTTGAATTGCGCGAATTGCCAGTTGTCACCCGCAGGAAGCTGACCATACGACGTCCCGCCCTTGGAAACTTTGCGCCAGCCTAGAGATGTCGCATCCAGAAGGTAAAGATCGGTCGCTGTCCCCGCAAAGATCGAGACCGAACCGTCCGTGTTCCTGCCGAAGAAAAAACCGCGGCATAGATCAGGCAATGCCAGCGTATAGCCCTGCAAACTCTGCACAGGGCCATAGCCATCTCCCCGCGGCACTACATTGAAGATCGTCTGCGACTCCGCCTGACCCAACGGCGTCACATCAGGCGCATATTCCGGAAACAGAATGAGCTTCCCAGGCATCAGAACGCCATTGGTTTGACACGCGACCTCGTCGATGTGACCTTGTTGCCTTCCGCCTTCAGATCCTGATACGAGCGATGTGTCTCCCCACCACTCCCAGGCTCCGGAGACATCGCCTGCGCCATCGGCATGTTGCGCGTTACATGCACCGCGATCTCATATTTCGCTCGGCACCGGATCAGCCGCTCGGCGTGCGTCATCCAGACATTGTCCGTCTCATTATCGTCCACAGGACCCGGTATCTGAAGATGAGCCCCAACACGCACTTCATAAGCCGCAACAGGCACCGGGTATAATATGACCGTGTTGCCCTCATAGGCGTAACTCATTGGCAGACCGAATTGCGTGAACAATTGAATGTTGAGATGCTGCCGCTCCGGCGTCACCTGCGACAACTGCATCAGCGTGTTGCCGATCCGGATGTTGAGATAGTCGAAGAAATACGAGGTCGCGAGCGCAGGACATTCATTCGTCGAGTACGTGTGCTGCCCTGCGATCGTATTGAAAACTATCGGATTGGCCGGATCTAGCTCGTTGAAGCGGAAACGCTGCTTTTGATAAATGTCGATTGCCGAAAAGATGGCGTTCCGGATCGCCTCGGCATTCGGCCGCTGCTGTGTCGCCGCTCCCCAATTGCCAGCGAGATCAAACCGGGCACCCAATTCCGCAGCAATGCGGAAAACCATCGTCGCCAATGTCGGTTTGGCACCTCCGCCCTCGAAACCAGCACCAAAACCTGGACCAAAACCACCGCCATTCGTCATCACTGTATCCTTATTGCCGTGATGGTCGAGTCCTTCGAGTTGCCGCTCGCATTGAACAGGATCTTGCCGGTCGCAGCGCCATTATCCTTGACCGTAATGCGAAGATTGCCCGCAGGAGATGTAATATATCCAGATAACGTCATGCTCAGGAAAGCCGTGGTCGATGCCGTGATAACGGCCCCGCTCGCAATAATGGTCGTGCCATCCCATAATTTGGCCGAAAACTGGTTTGCGCTCGCCGGGTCTACAACAGTGATACTCGCAGTTACAAACCAGGTCCCACTCGTGCCCTGCGCCACACTCGGACCATCCACATAGGTATTGGAGGGAGTCAAGGTGACATCCGCGGGCAGTGAAGCACTTAAAACCGGCATGTTGATTGACACCGTACCAGTTGTCGTGATCGTGCCTCCAGACAGCCCAGTTCCAGCCACAACCGACGTTACCGTGCCTGGGGTTGTCCATGACGGAACGCCAGACGAACTTTCCGTCAGTACCTGTGTGCCCGTGAAATTACCCGCCAATGTGACCCAGGCCGTGCCGTTCCAGTACATGATGTCGCCAGCCCGGGTCGTCGACGGAAAGACCGCAGCAGCTATCCACGTTGGTGTGCCAGACGCGTTCTCTGACAGCACCTGCGTCCCGCTATTGTTGCCGGGAAGCGTTAGCCATGATGTTCCGTTGTAATAAACGACGTCTCCAGCCCTTGTTGGTGTCGGCAATACCAACGGCGTGACTATCGAGCCGGATACCCAGGTCGGAACGCCAGCATTCGTCTGCTGTAGAAGCCCTGTCGCCGTATTGTTGCCTGGTATCGTGCCCCAAGCCGACCCATTCCAATACACGATATCCCCGGCTCGAACCGCAGGCGGGAAAATGGCCGCCGCAGCTCCTGGCTGCGTCGTCGCACCCGTGCCGCCCAATGCCAACCCCAAAGCTGACGTGCAGGCTCCCAGCAAACCCGTCGTACCCACATAGCAGGTGAACGCCCCAGCCCCAGTCGGAGCCGTCGCCATCGAGGAATTGATCAAATTGGTCTGGAAACCCCGCAGGATGGACGGAGTAATGGCCCCAACCGTATTATCGGGGAATTGCGTCTGCACATCATTGAGTAATTGCGACTTCGTGCAGGGGGCAGTGCAGGGAGGTGTCGCCTGCGCATGCAATTCGCAGACAGATAAGACCAGAATAGCAAGCGTGAGAAGTAGTCTCATGGGTTGCGCCTCCTCCGCGGCGACCGCGGCCAGACCGCGCTCACCCTACAGTGCAATACCAGCGGCCCAGTGCCGTCGATGCCCAGCAGTCCGCATTCTTCAATGTACCAACCGCCAATGCAGCCCCCGCAGCACCAGCCACGCCAGCACTTACGATCACATCGGTGGCCGCAAACGGGAAGATGTTCATCGAGTTGGCCGTGTTGTTCACCACGATGACATTTATCGCACCATCCAGGTTCGTCGGCGGGCCGATCGCCGTGATCGATGGCAGTCTCACACCGTCCCCGATCGTCGCAACCGTTGTCACGAACGAGACCCCGGCACTCAACTGATAAGACGTCACCTGCGTGCCCGATGGCGTCGCCGTAATGCCCTGCTCCGGCGTCATCGCCTGTATGCCAACCTGGAAGATCTCTCGGTTGTTCGTGCTGATGCGGCCACTGATGACCAGAGCCGTCGCCGATGTAGCCAGCACCGCCAGTGCAAAGATCACCCCGCAGGCCGCCGAATTGAGAAAGCGCTTCATCATCTATCTCACCCTCTTTGAAAAGAGGACGGGCGGGGTCGGCCGCCCGGCCCAAGGCTGGGAGCTTACGACGACCATCCGCCTTCAAACTCCAGAACAATGATCGCTTGACCCGCACTCGGCGAACCCGTCGCATTCCATGTCGCAAACGGAAGCACATCGCCCGCCGCCGTCAGTGACCGCCCAAGCGGACGGACAACCGCCGTCACACCCGTAGCCGTCCAGGTCACGTCCGCCGCAGCCACGATGTTGTTATAGCTCGGCGAGTTGGTGCCAGCCGTCAAGGTCGGCGTCGTGCCGTTGAAGATCGTCACAACCTCCACCGAACAGAGCAGGATATAGGCGCCCTGCGGTAGATAATTCGCAAATGGAACACCGACACCCGTCGCCGCATCGTTCCAGTTCACCGTCTTCTTCATCGTGTTCGAGACTTGCCGCGGATCCTGCCGGGCAGCCGTACCAAGTACACCAGTCGCCATGTCAGGTCCTCCTCAAGTCGCAGGCTGCGCGTAAGTCGCCATGACGATCGTGCCATAGTC